CCAATACCAATGAAAGTAGTATATAATTTATTGTCTGGAAAAGCTAATTGTATAAATGGTATCAAGAATTTTTGTATAGCAAATGGTTATAATATCTTATTTATACCTTTAATAATTTCTGCTATTAAAAATAATTTTATGAGAGATTTAAATGAAGCTGAGAAATATATGTTATACTTGAAAAATTTTCTTACGAAATATTTCTTACCAGAAGAGCTTTTAGGCTTTGGTAGTGGTACAATTGAAGAACTAGAAATATTTATTAGTTCACAAAATTTAGTAAATATTGATTCAGAATTTATTATTTGAGCCTTTAATAATAAGAGTAACAGCGATTTAATTAAAACTATGTTATTAAATATATGTAATGAGAGAATTAATAGAATGTCTAAACAAAAATGAAATAAGGTTAAAATTAATAAGGTGCTTAAAAGTTTTTATGAGCAGTACATTAAAAAAACTGATACCATAGATTTTGAAGCATGATCTGAATTATTAAAAAATATTATATATTCATTAATAGGTAATAATGTGTATTATGAAAGTTTCATTAATGATACTAAACAAAAATTATCAAGTAATACAATTAATATCAATGATATTAATGAAATATTACAGCAAATTGAAAGTAAATATAATATATCTATTAATAATCTTATTGAGAAAACTGAAATGATTGAGACTTTAAATGTTACTATTAATGAAAATAATTACAAAGATCTTCAAAAAAAAGATAATAGTATTACAAAAATTGAGTGCTTATCATCAACAAATAGTGATCTTATCATGAATTTTAATTAATTGTTATATATAGAGGACAAACTATTCAAAGCGACCTGGCGGTCCATACACAGTATAGTGTAATAAAATTAAAGATGTAACTTTTAATATAAACACTATATTCCAGAAACCGCCGTTAAAACTTAATTATTAAGGTATTTATATTATTATTATTAATTAAAATTATTTATGTGTATGCTGATGAAGGGAAATATTTTATAGTGTTAATATAATTCTTAAAGATTATTTACTAAATTTTTTTAATTATAATTTAGAGTATCAAAATTGGTGTTAACTTTTCATCTACGACAACTCGCCTGTAAGTTATCTTTACTATATGTTATAATTTAGCTTCAACCCATAACGGTATATTATAACAGCTCCATCTTACATTTATGGGAGTTAGAAGTAGTGAAAATTAGTGTTAAACTTTTAGTAATAATTTTAGTAATTATATGAATAATAAAAAAAAAGAAGAAAATATAGTTGTAAACAACTTATCAATTGATATATATAATAGTCTAGAGCAAAGTATTAGTATTTATAAAGAAGATACTAAAGGTGATTCATTATTTTCAAATAGTCAAACATTATTCAAAGTTTTTTCTAGTTGTAATTTAGCTGTACAGAGTGTTGTATCAATTTATGTTTCAAAAAAA